GAGGAGAGCGAGAATCTCCAGCGCATTCGCGAGGGCACGCCCCCTACTGGCCGCTTCGATCCCAAAGTGTACGAATGGGCACTCAAGAAAGTGCTGGGTGTGCCAGAGGCCATCAATGCCGAACGTGGCAGCCCTACACATCTATCCGCTAGAAGGGCGGCTCGGCGCATTACCTTTAGCGTGGCTAGACATGGTACGTCAGCCTATTATGCCAAGCACAAGTTCCCCCTGGGCCATCCAGGATATGATTACGTCGGTCATTTCATGGCCATACACGGCGACGAGGTGGCAGAGATGATCTCTGATTCCTACCTTGCGATAGCCCAGGAGATGCAGGGCAACCTTGTGTTGAGGGGAGGGGCCGCTAATGGCTAGTGACTATTCGGCGATGGAAGCGGCCTTGGTCAGCGCCCTCATCTCGCGTGCAAGCAACCTGACGACCGACAATTGCAAGGCTGGTGGCCATGACGAGGTGGTGCGTTATCTGATTGCTTCCCCCAATGTCAATTACGGGGCCTACACTATGTTTGGTGGAGGCAACAAAAACCCCGAGCAGCCGCTGATATGGATATGGCATGTGCGGTTGGTGTTCCTGGTCAGAGCCAATGTCTCATCAATCTCTGAGGCTGAGACGCGGCTGAAAACGTTGCTGGCTGATGTGGATTTGGAGCAATGGAGACCAATCAGCAGGCTGGGTGGTACCGCCCTGGCAAGTAGGATAGTGAGAATGAACGCGCCACAAGTAGTTTCCTACAATCGTTTGGTGTTCTACGAACAGACCGTTGATGTTCAAATTGACGTAAGGTATGCTGATGCCCACTAAAAAGAGCAAGAAGAAGGTAGAGGAAGTGACGGTGGCCATGGACGAGGCTGTGCCGCAGGAAGAGCCAGTGAAACCGCCGCGCACACTAGAAGAGTTTCTGTCTGGCAAGGTATACACATTCTTTGACAGGCATATCTATTCCTTGCCAGTCATAACGACAGGGCGTAGGTATGAGGTGATGGTGGCTAATGAGGGGCAGGAGATGTTAGGCGACATCATCCCCAAATCACGCCGCTGGCTGGTAGAGTGCGGTTTCTTGCTGACGACCTTTGATCACCCAGCATTGCGTGCCAAGTTTGATGGGCCATTTGAGGGAGTAGTGGAGGGCTATCTTGTCTGGCAACTTATCTTTGGAGACTGCGGCTGCGGAAGCCAGGGCCGCTTATAATACCAAGGGGCGAGTTTTTGTTACCCTTGACGACATCTCGGTGATCATCCTGACCTACAACAGGCCAAGAGGCCCGCAGAGCATTATAGAGAAACTGCCACCGGGCCTTGAGATTGCCGTAATTGACGATGGGTCTGACAAGGATCCTGTGATCCCAGATGGCGTAATCTACGAATCCTTGAGGCCCAAAGAAGGGTGCCGTGCAGCATCATGTCGGAATAGGGGCATTGAGCTGACGACGCGGCCCAAGATCGTGTTCCTGGATGACGATGTGGTTCCTAGCCCGGGCCTGATCTTTGCCCACTCGTTGGCGTTGCAGATGTACGATGTCTCTCTGGGCCTGCTATGCAATCAATCCTTCAACCCAGACACCGACGAGAGGACGCTGTTTTTCATCAGGCGCACGTCGTTGTGGCGCTTCTGCTGGACAGGCAATTTGGCGGTGCGCAGGGCGATGTTGTCTAAAGTGGGCAACTTTGATACAATGTATGATGGAGACTACGGCTACGAGGATCTTGACTTAGGAAAGAGGATGGCCCTGGCTGGGGGGAAGTTCATTCTGAACCACATGGCGCTGGCATTGCATCCAGAGGTAAGAATGGTTGACGATGCCGACCCCATGGTGATCGCCAACCTGAAGAAGTTTGAAGAGAAATGGGGCGCGATCTTCTGATGGACGTGGAAAAGGTTCTTGTGGTATACTCAGGACACAACTCGTCGACCTTTGATGTCTCAAAGTATATTGTCAACGGGTTTAGGTCGATAGGCATTGATGCCAGACCATGTCGGTATGACCAGGAGTTGGTCGTGGCATCTGGAGCAGTGGACAAGTGGGCTGAGACTCACGAGGATTATGTACGGAAAGAGGGTGACGTAGTATACATAGCAAGCAAGGCAGTCTTGGCCGATGTGGTCACGTACATGCCTGATCTTGTGTTGGTAGTAACGGGCCTGATGTTGTTCGGTTCGTTATGGGATTGGTTGAGGGAGTTACAGGAACGGCTACGGAGGCCGTACGTGATTGGCTTGTTGCTCACAGAGTCTCCTTACCGTGTCGAGGAGGAACTCCAGGCGGCTTCGATGGCCAATATCGTATGGACAAGCGAAAGAGCGTTTGTGAAACGATTGCGCCATCTGAACCCCCGTTCATTTTGGCTTCCCCACGCCTATGACGAAGGAGTTCATTACCCGGCATGGGCAGAGCAAACTGCGCACGACGTGTACTTCTGTGGCAGCGGTCAACCAACACGTATGAAGTTGCTGGGCGAGACTGACTGGTCTGGGATAAACTTCCGACTGGAGGGTTATTTCACACACCTGTTGGACGAGTACAGCAGCCTTGAGCCGTACTACCGTGAAGGCATACGGAACAATGCAGAAGTGGCCGACCAATATAGGAGAGCGGCCATCTGCCTCAATATTCATCGCAAAGAGGCACGGCGGATGGATTTCCGCATCGACTTGCCCTATAGGCAGACTACGGGTTTCTCGCCTTACTTGATCAGTGATGGGGACGCATGGAGTCTGAATAATAGGGCAATAGAAATTGCAGCATGTGGATCGTTGCAATTATGCGACAGTGGCAGAGAGGAACTCCGTGAACTCTTTGGTGATTCGGTCCCCACATATGAATCGCCTGAAGAGTTGCGCGACAAAGTCTTATACTATCTAGATCACGAGAGTGAAAGGAAGCGATTAGCGGAACAGGCACTGCTCTGCGTACAGAACAGAACCTACCGCCATAGCGCCTTTCGCATCGTAGATAACATGACGGAGGCATTCTAACATGGCTACTGTCTTCGGAGAAAACGGCCTGATCTATATTGGCTTCCCGAACGCAGTTCCCAACGTGAACGACTGGGAAGTCAACATCGAACAGGAGAAGATCGAGCAGCCCAGGGTGATGGTTTGCCCTGCTTCAGCCTCGGCAAAGTGGGTGACTAGGAGCGGCAGCTACTTCAGTGCAAATGGTAGCATCAGCACGCTGTACGATAGCACTGACCATCTGCCCATCAATGCGGCCTTGGCCAATCAATCCTACACCCTGATGGTTTACCCTGACTGCGAAAGTTCGTCCTACTACTGGACTGGCGACGCCTGGCTGCAGATCTCCCACTCTGGTACAGTGGATGACTACATCCCGCTGGACATAGATTGGGAATCTACTGGTCAATGGCAATGGATCGGTGGCTAGTAACTAAATCACAGGCTGCCAGGAGATCATCCTGGCAGCCGCATGGAGTAGTGGAATGGCAGAGGAACGCATGTATTGGCACACTGACGACCCACACGTCTTCAGCATAGGTGGTCGTCAGATCAAACTTGTCAAGACTGGCGCAGACTACGCACGCCAGAGTGGTCGCATCATGTCTTGGCTAGGCCGACACGGGATCAAGGCCATACAGGCATTGCAAGAGTCTGGGATTTACGAGGAAGACCAGCAGGTCGGAGTATATGAATTCCTGCTAACTGCCATCAGCCTGGTCCTGGACGAAGAAGCATTGCTGGAGCTGGCGGCCGCCGTCACGGCCGAGGATCGTAAGTTTATAGACAAATACTTTGATCCAGGTTGGCTATACGATGCCGTCGAGGTAATCTGGAATGAGCAAGCTGGCATTCGTTATGCCGTGCAGCGGTTTGCGAACCGTTTTTTTGGAGCGCAGCTACAGGCAGCAGGCGAAGAAGCAGAGAGCGGCTCTTCCATGTCATCCGATCAGGATACGGATGGGACGACAGGCAAATCTACCGGGCCATCAGCGACTATGGGATAGGATGGCCTATTGAAGTCTACAAACTAATTGTTGAGGACAAAGCAGGCGAACTGCGTTGGTTGTCTAACATCGTTCCACTGGCTAGATCTTCATGGGATAAAAGGGGTGCAAGACATCAACAACGGTATGCCCGCAAGCTAGAGCGTGCGATAGATTCGCTTACGCCCTGGGCACGTCCGTCCAAGTGGGACCATCTCATCAGGCGCAAGAAATTGGCCGAGCAGGGGAAAGAAGACCCGGCTACCAAGAGGGCCAAGAAGAAGGCGCTGGAGATGAGCGCCATGATTGGCCAGGCGATGAAACAGGGGCGCTTGCCAGAGGGCACTGAGAAGAAGAACTGATGCCACCCCAATCTGTTGTCTTGCGTATGGGGGCTGACGTTGACGGAGTCAAGGTTAGCCTCAAGACGATTGCCAAATCCGCGGCAGATGCGGACAATGTCTTCAAGCGCTGGGACAAGACGCTGAGGAAAGTCGGCCAGACCCTTGCCGTACAGGGCCGTGGAACTGGCATTGTCACTGCAAAGTCCAAGAAATATACTATCTCCATCAATGAGGCGTCTAACGCCAATGAGCGACTGGCGCGGTCAACCAATCAGGTTGGTCGCACCTTCAAGGTCGTATCTGGCGTCTTTGTCAGCTTCAACCGCAACATTGTAGGTAGTCTCTCGCGCACTACTCTGGCTATCACCCGCGCCTTCAGCGGTGTGCGCCAGATCGGCCAGGCATTCCTCAATCTTGGTATTACCATGACCCTCTTCCTGGGCCTCCCTCTGAGGCGCGCTGCGGAAGGGGCAATAGGGGTACTGGCAGATCTTGACGAAGCCCTGGTCAAGGTCGGGAAAACCGTTGGCACTCTCAGCCGCAAACAAATTCGTGGAGAGCTAGAACCAGCCCTACGCGCTATGGCCCTGCGTGTGCCCACTGCCGTGCAAGACCTTGCTGACCTAGCAGCTGTGGCTGGTCAGCTGGGCATCAAGTCTATCCCACAGATCCTGGAGTTGGTGCAAGTTGGTGCAGAATTGGCCTCTGCCACTGACCTGACTGCCGAGCAATCCATCACCGCCCTTGGCCGGCTGGCCAATGCCTGGGACGAGCTGGCCAACCAGGTGGGCGGCCCTGGTGCATTCGCCAGGAGGCTGGGTAACGTTATTGTCCGCTTGGGCAATGACATGGCTGTCTTTGAGAGCGAGATTCTTGATGCCGTCTCTGATGCTATCAGCACAGCCAAGTTGCTTGGTGTTTTGCCCCAACAGCTTGTTGCCCTAGCCGCTGGCCTGCGGGCTGCTGGTCTGAGCATCGAGGAATCTGGCACGGCGGTCAGGCGGGCCTTTGAGAACATGCTCCAGAACAGGGAGATATTAGCCCAGGCTGCTGGCCTGACCGTTGCGGAGATTACCAAGCGCATAGGTGAGGACCCTGTTGGGTTCTTCCTTGATCTGATCCGCGCCATCAATCAGATCGAGGATCCTGCCAAGCGTGCTCTGGCTGGCCTAGCTATCTTCGAGGTCAGAGGTGTTCGCGCTCTGACGGCTTCCGTCCCCGACCTGGAAGAGGCCCTCAGTAAGGCCAATCAAGAGTTCGATGATGGCAGTGCCCTGACCAATGAGTTCCAGCGGTCGCTGACTTCGGTCAATGCTCAGCTCAAGATACTCAAGAACTCCATCAATGAGGTCGCCCTCACCCTTGGCGAGGCAGCCTTGCCTGATCTGATCAAGGCCATACAAATGGCTGCTGGTGGCGTGCAGGTACTAGCCGACCGATTCAAAGTGCTGCCCAAACGCACCAAGGAAATCATCCTGGTTGCCGGCGCGTTGACACCTATATTCTTGATGCTGTTCACGGCGCTCGGTTCTCTAACCTTTGCCATCGGCATATTCATCTCTGGTCTCTTCACTGTCTTTTCGGTGGTTTTGAGCCTGATCGGAGCGCTACCCAGCCTGATCTCCTTGCTGGTGGCGCTGGGGGCAGCCCTGCTCGCTGGCCCCGTTGTGATAGGAGAACGGTTCTTCAAGGTCTTCGACAATATACGGACACGCGTGATCGAGCCACTGCGCAGGCAGGTCGCCAGCTGGGGAGAGAGCATCATCAAGTCTCTGGCCCAGGGCATGTTGGATGGCATGGACTTTGTGGTAAGTGCCACTGAAGCCATCGCACGCGCTATAGCCGACTTCTTCAAGGCTGAATCACCACCCAAGGAAGGCCCGCTGTCCAAGATAGTGGATTGGGGCCGCAACTTGATGGACACCTACCTGGGAGCATTCCAGCTGGCCGACTTTGGCGTACTCAGGGACGTAGCTGGCATCATCCGCGACGTGCTGGATGCCTTCGCCAGTGAGGGGCTGATAGGCAAGAGTGATGTCATCCCCAGGGTGCTGGAACTCAGGACAGAAGTTGCCAAGCTCATTGATATCTTCAATCGCACTGGAGTGATTGCATCTGACGTGATGGCCCGCATCACCTCGCAACTTGGCGATGCTGGCGACGAAGTGGCAAAGCTCCTACGCCTGTCTCTGGAATACAACCGCACTCAGAAAGAGCTGAGGGACATCGAGCGGAAGCGCGAAGATGTGGACAGGTTGCTGGACAAGGAGATCAAGGCCATCTCACTCCGCAATGATCTGACAGCAGCAGAGAAGCTGCTGCTCATCTCTAGGGCGCGGGCACGTGCTCGTGATACCAAGGAGTCGCTGAGAGACCAGGAGCGCTTGCTCAAAACCAAAGAGGAGACTCAGAGCGAAGAGCTGGATCGCCAGAAAGCCCTCATTGATACATATCGTGATACCACCGCCCTGCAGATGGAACAGATCAAATTGCTGGACCAGATTTCCAAATCACTGCGTCAGGCAAAGGGCGTTGATTTCAGCCTCAAGCTGGGAGAGGAGGGGGCCAGGGACCTCAGCAAGTTTGTGGGCGTCTTTGATGACACCATGGAGGATGTTCTCACCAAGATCAGTGAAGCCAAGAAGGTCATGGAGGCATTCCTCAAGGGTGTCTTGGGCGAGCCGGCTGCCCGCCTAGTTGAGGAGTTTGACCCCTTCACTGGCCAGAAGGAACCAGCCCTTGTACCGTATGGCAAACAAGAACAGGAAGCTTATGCATTCGGCCAGAGGCTGAGGGCATCAGTGGATGCTGTCCTCCAACCGTTCAGGGATCTTCAGACTGCCATCGGGGATACAGCCAATGCTATCAGCGAGTTCTTCAGGGGTGAGGCAGGAGGGGGAGCTGGTGGCCTAAAGGCAGAGAACACCAATCTGTACAGTGCATTGAGCAAGGTGCTCGGCTTGGCCACGGCGATTGCGCTGGTCTTTGGCGCACCGAAGTTCCTGGCTGGCCTCAAAGCGGCCACTGCCTTTACCGAGTCCATCTCCGTCATGGCCATCCTCTCGAAGGTCCTGGGCGTTATTGTCTTGGCAGGATTCATCGGTCGTCTGGTGGAACGATGGGGAGAGCTGAATGATGCCTTCACCATCACTGGTAAGCAGTCAGATGCCATCACCATCCTGGAGCGACTCCACGCGGTGCTAGACAACGTATTGACTGCCATGGCCGGTATCACAGCGTTACTAGGGCAGATAGGCGTCACTGCCGCCGACGGCTTTATCGCTGTCGTCACTGGTGACCCCGACGACGTACAGACCTTCAATGACAGCTTGGTCGAGCTCAAGGGCAATCTCGAAGATGTCTTGGGAATTGTAGATAGTTACAAGCTAGAGGCTGGCCTGATAGGGTGGCTACTATTCGGCGACATGGCCCTGGCTAGCGCTGGTGGCCTGGCCAAGTATCTGAGACCCGGAGGCTTCACCAGGCTCAAGGCTCAAATCATGGGCTTGCTGGCTGGTCTGTCCACCATGTCCCTGAAGGGAAGAATTGCTACAGGCATTCTCCTGTTGCTGGTTGACGAAGTGCTCTTTGGTGGTCGTGGCAGAGACAACTTCGAGAAGTATGCAGGGGAGGCTCTCGGGTTCATCGGACGCACCCTTGGCTGGCTTGTAAAGCAAATTATAGGGAAGTTTCAGTATTCGTACCATAACATTCGTGCCTTCTTGGCTGGCATGAGGGGCGACCCGTTTGAAGAATTTCTCAAGACATTGCCAGAGAAGTTCCAGGATCAACCGAATAAGTTCCTGGGTTCATTCATCGCGGGAGCAGCGCTCTACGAAGCTGGCCTGACCGTTTCATTTGATCTGCCAGTAGAAGTCAAGTTGCCTTTCATCGACAAGGTCTCTGAGAAGATTAAGGAGAAGCTCGAGGGGGTAGATTGGTGGAGCATTATCTTTGCGGCAATCTCTCTCAAACTCATAGGCATTCCTCCGCTCAAGGTAATTATCTGGGGCTTCAGAATCGGTGCATGGATAGCAAGTGGGCTGATCCGCATCTTCGGGTTTTCCCTCGAGATAGCATCGGCACTCGTTGGTGTCGCCTTGCCGCCAGTCTTACTAGCGGCACTCATAGCCGATCTAATCCTTGGCGGCAATGTCATCAAGGCACTCGGTGATGAGATACGTAGCAGAGCCACGGTTTTCCAGGGGCCCATTGATGCCGCGCTGATCGAGTTTTTTGCTGGTCTGTCCGCCTACATAAATGGGTTCCTGGGCGCTGAGGGCAAAAACGCCTTTATGCAACGGTTCAAGGGCGATAAGATAGTGGCTGGCTACATCGCCGACGGCCTGATTAACCCAGATATTATCGAGTCGTCCTTCGAGAAGGGAATGCGCGGTAGGGGCACCCTGGATCGGATCTTTGGCGGTGGCGATTGGCAACTCAATCTGTCTGACTGGGTCTTTGATTCATTGTTTGGGGAGAATTGGGAAACTAGATTCAGGCAGGGCCTCAAGGACAAGTATCACTCAATCACTGACCCCATCGACGCTGCACTGACAGAGTTCTTTGGTGGCTTGGCGGCTTATATCTCAGGTTTCATCGGGGCTGAAGGCGAGGATGCCTTCCTGGACAGGTTCACAGGTGGCGACAAGGTAGCAGACTACATCGCCAAAGGGCTGATCAACCCCGACATCATCAAGGAGTCGTACCAGAAGGGGATGCGCGGGCGTGGGGTCTTGAACGCCCTGACAGATCCGACCATGCCTGTGCAGTTCAATCTCTCAAAGATCGTCTGGGATGCAATCTTTGGCGAGAATTGGGCCACCAATTTCGTCAAGGGTATAGAGGACAAGTTTGCCGAGCTCAAGGGGGCATTGATTCTATCGTTAGTCAAGGGACTCCTGAACTTAATTCTCACTATTGTGGCTTTCTGGAAGGGAGTACAAGGAGCCAAGTGGGAGGACCAGGCCACTCAAGACTTTCTGAATGTAGTTGCTGGCCTCGTCGGGCTGAGCGTGGATCAGCTAGACGTAGACCAATTCAAGCGCAGCCTAGCTTTTGGCAACACGCTTGGCAATTTGGCACAGACCATCAATGAGTTGCTGGGTGGTGCAGTCGCGGATGCCACCAGTGACGCTGGCGGTGGTGGCACAGCAGACATGGGCGTGGAGATTCCGCTTGATGTCAGTCTATCCCAAAGCGGGGAAGACATTGGGGCTGGCTTCCTGGATGGCATCATTGCTGGCATTGAATCGAAGACTGGCATAGAGAAGCTCAAGAAGGCCATCAACGGCATCTGGGACGTGTTCTCTGAGGTGTTGGGGGCCAGGGATCTGCCAACCACGGTGATTGGCCGCGTGTTCCAGGCCGGCATGGACATCATGGTGGTGCTGGCAGAGGGCGTGCTCTCAGCTGTCACGACTGGCAAGATCTCACTCGTGCTTGAGTTGGCCGGCCTCAAGATGTCCCTGATCTTGCTCAGAACCATCGTGGACACGATAGCATCCCAGTTAGGCCCGATTGGATTCCTGCTGGGCGGCAAGATCGCCGACACTATCGCCGACTTCATTGCCAACATCACGGGCATAGAGGCCAGGATTGCGGAGCTGGAGCAGCAGATAAAGGGCGACCAGTCCACGCGGCCTCCGACATGGCATCCGCCGCATAGGGGTTTGTCTACCACACCGATGTTCTTTACTGGGGCACCTGCGGCTGCGGCAACGGCATTTGCTGGCCCAGGTATAGTGGTGAATGTGAATAATCCTGTGGTGGATAACCAGCAGAGGGTGCGTGATATGGCCGATGAGATCGACCGCATTGTGGGACAGAAAGCAAGACTGCGCAATAGCATGGGGGTGGTGCACTGATGGCCTGCCTGGCACAATTACTAGATACTGGCACGAACAAATACATTCATTTCACGAATGTCTCGCATGATGGTGGCGATTCCAACATCGCCGTGCCAGCTAACACAACCATCGCCATAGAGGAGGGGACGATGGACATGACCCCTCCGACCAAGTCCGAGATATGGAGCGGCATGTCCCCATTCAGGCATGGCGAGGATTTGATCAACGTCACCTACGAGAATCGGCGTATCACCTTCAACTTCTCGATCATGAATGCAACGGCTGCCTCCATATCAGACACTGTGGTGGCTATCAACAAGATGCTGGAGTCAGCTCGCCAGTATGCGTTGTGGCCTGTGCGGCGCGGAGTGGAGTTTCGCTACAAGCTACTGGATGGCGATGAGACTGTCGCCTTCGACGTGATTGATGGCGAGCTAAGGCTCCCCTTCAGTATCCTGGACTATGCCAACTTCCAGCTCTATGGTGGGCAGTACGTCCTCAGTGGCTGCAGCCTCACGCTGATCTGCAAGCCCCTGGCTCGCGGCACCTACACACAATTGGTGACTTCCACCACGTGCTACACTGTGGACGAGGGCATCAATTACATCCTAGTCTACGATGCCAGTGCAAGCGACTACGAGCATCTAGACCAATCGCCGCCCTACCTAAACAACTATGCGGCCAAAGATTACTTCTTCCTCTTTCCTGAAAACGGGGAGGCAGTGGGTGCCGATCTGCCAGCCAACGGCGACTACATAGCCTTCGGTTGCAAGTCAAAGTTTGAGGCCCTGTATTTCACCATCGGACAGGCGGCCGCGTACAGCGCGGCTACCTTCACCTGGCAATACTGGAATGGCTCGGCATGGACTAACTTCACCCCGGATACGGATACCACGAATGGCTTCCAGGATACGGGGAGAGTGGAGGTTACCTGGACGGCCAGCAACCTTTCTGGCTGGGCCACCACGGATGAGGGGGGTCTCGGCGACGCATGTTACTATGTGCGTTGCTTGCTGTCTGGCATAAGCGGCTGGACGACCAATGTCAGGCAGGATGGCGACATTGTGCATCGCAAAGACAACAAGGTGTATGTGGACGCGTCGTCTATCAGCGGCGACGTGCCTTCTCCCTTGACGGTGATTGTCAAGAGCAATCAGACCAAAGACGAGCATGGGGCCACGGAAGTTGACCTATTCCCGACCAGCCAGATCAAGGTCTTCGCCGTCAACCGCTATGCCCTAACCAGAATCAGGGGGCTGTACGAGGCCGAGCTGGGGCACCCACAATCTGGCTGGTCGGGATACACCGTAGAAAGCAACGCGGCTGGGGCCTCAGCTGACAAGTACGTTTACTGGACAACTACCGGCACAAGTGAGCAACGCCTCATCTATTGGGACCTCTCGGAATCATCTGGTATGCAACGGGATAGATGGGGTCGCTACATCGTGGCCATCAGGTATAGAGACTGGAACACTGGTAGCGGCAACATGATGGTAAAGGCGCGTTGCTACATCGCGCGTGATGATGCAACAGGCAACATCCTGGGCGAGGAGGGTCGCTGGTACACCCTGCCAGTATCATATGGGGCGATCAATAGCGGTGATTCCAGCACTCAGCCGCGCTGGAACACTGTCGACATTGCACGCTTCCCGATGCCACCAGCCAACATCAATTATCAGACTGGCTACTTTGTCTCTCTTGATCTGTGGTTCAAGAGGAAAAGCGGCAGCGCTCGCTTTGATCTGGACCTGCTGTATCTCAGGCCAGCAGATCAGTATGTGTTCACGGCACGTACCAGCACCGATCACTGGCACAATGATTCGGCCAACGATGATGACGGGCTGTCCTATCCCTACGCTATCCTGGACACCGAGTTCCGTAGCGCTATCATCTCGGATGACAACACGCCAGCCGAAGATCCAGCGTCAAGTGGGGCGGCTGTGGCATTGGCCGGGTTCGATGCTTACGAATCTGGAACATATCCCTGGGTGCACCCCAACCAGAATCTACTCTTGGGGGTTCACATCAAACAGGGTGCTCAGTCAGAGGGGATGCGCTACGATCACGTTGATGATAACGTGTCAGTGGAAATCTGGTATGCACCCAGGTATCTGCATGTGGGGAACTGATGCTTAGCGTATTGCTGTACAGCTTCACGCCGCCAAGCACCATCACCTTTCACCGTGATATCACGCAGGTGGTATCCGGCCTGCGGATTGGCACGAAGCTGAATGGTGGTTATTCCGACTGCCGCTTCTCTGTGCGCAGTAGCTTCACTGACGCCTATGATTGGTATGACCGTAGGCTTACCTGGGTCATCAAGGTTACTGACAACTTGGGCGAGCCTATCTGGGAGGGGCGTATCGAAGACATCAGCAACACTATCACTGGTGTTGATGTAACGGCAGTTGGTTTCTATTCTCACCTAAAAGACCGACTGTATGGGATACCATGGCCATCAGTGGTAGAGACAGTCGAGGTTGATCAAGTTACCTCCAATACCGTTTCCAAAGAGGTAGATGACACTGACACGGGCTGGACGGTTGATCAGCTGGCCGATGGGAATTATTATGTCACCGTGCCCGCTGTTGCCAATGATGGGGCCACAGATGGTAGTTGGGTCACGGGCTACGACTTCACAGACACAGATCCTGATTACGCCCTACAGTTTGATGGTGTCACTCAGGGCCTGACAGTCCCTTCATCCCAGAGATGGCGATTCAAGGCTGATGTCAGCTTCACGGTAGAACTATGGGTGAAGTTCATCACGCTACCTGGCGACTACGAGCGATGCATCATCACTAACGAGGCGTTTAGCGGCCCGACAAGCCCGGCGGGCCCGTGGCGCAGTTTCTTTCGCATTGATGTTACAACTGGCAACAAGCTACGTGCCTTGATGAGTGACGGGACATGGACTTTCCGTCCGTCTGATGGCAAGGAGGTGCCCAACTGCGCACGAGTAGATGGTGATACAACTCTCTCAACTGGCACATGGTATCACATTGCCCTTGTCAGGGATGCGGAGGCTGGGACAGTACGGATATATCTGAATGGGCAACTGGATGGTGACCGTGGCGCGGCCTTCAACACGGACATCCTTTCCACGAATGACCTGCGGGTAGGCACAGAAGTGGAGTCGGATGGCGGGGTCTACCGCTACTTCGATGCCTACACAGATAGTAATTACAGCCAATATGTGGTGAGGGCTGGCAACATCGCTGTGGATGAGATTCGCCTATCACGGCGCGCCCGCTATACATCAAGCTTCACTGTACCGACTGCAAGATTCTCACCTGACCAAGATACGGTACTGCTGTATCACATACAGGAGAATACTGGCACATCGGTGGCGGACAGCTCTGGCCCAGGATGGGGTGACGGGGACACATCTGATGCCATAATAACGTCTAACACGGCAGACACCATCACTATTGCGGGCACATGGCAATCTTCCCTGATCCCAGGAGATAGCTTGATTGTTGGTCACAAGGCAACGCAAGGTGATATCATCAAAGACGCACTCTCCCTCTGCGACATGATCAGTACCGACTACAGCAATATTGACTCTGATGGTATAATAACTATGGACGTGACTCCACAGAAGTTCGACAATGGGGAGAACTGCCAGGATGTTGTGGAGCACTTGGTCGAAATGGGTAGTGGCGAGAGTAGCCCGCGGCAGGTCTACTTTGCCATCTGGAATGATCGTGTCCCATACCTGTTTGTCGTAGACACAGACAGTGTGGACTGGCTGGTCAGGTTCAGCGATATCACAGGCGAGAGAGCCATGGACGTAACGCGTACCGTGAGGGACATGGCGAACAGGACGTTGGCCTACTACACTGACGCTGATGGGGAGCGCCAGATCACCGATTGGTTCCCAGACAACTTGGATGCTGGCGACCTAAAAGACAATGCCGAAGACAGCCAGGATGAGTATGGTACATTCGAGCGTGCTATATCACTTGGCGCTGGCACACAGGGCGAGGCAGAGACCTATGCCCAGCAATTGCTCAGTGATGAGCTGGAGCCAAATCAGTCCAGCACCCTGACACTGAGCGGCTTTGTCGGTGGACCGACAGGCGCGCGACACTACCTCTGGGAAGTCAGAGCTGGTGACGTCATGGAGGTGGTTGATCTCCTGAACGCCGAG